CTGCTCGATCTCGGCGTCGAGGATTTGAAGCTGAATGCGGCGGTGATCCTGCGCCGTCGTCGCGGCTGCGTCGGCGGCGCGGAGATTGTCGATGGCGAACTGGCGCTGCTGATCGCTGGCCTCGAAAACCGCTTCATCGGCCTGACGCTTCCGTTCCTCGATTACCGTCTGCGCCCTGATCGCTGCGGCTTGAGCGTTCTTCTCTTTCAGCTTGGCCGCGGAGAGTTCGACTTCCTTGAGAGCATCGCCCGTGATCCGACCGTCGGCGGCGTCCTTTTGTGCCCTGCGAACCTGATCGTCGATCTCGGCGTCGCGCTGCTGCTTGTCGATGTCGATCAGCTTCAGTTCGATCTGCGCCCGCTCGGCGGCGCTCGTCGACAGCTGCTGCTTGGCGCGGAGAATATCGGCGTCGGCCTGCAGCTGCTGACGAGCCATGTTCGCGATGGCATCGGCCGACTGATCTTCCGGCCCCTTGCGCGCGGCTCGCCGCCCGCCTCCGCTGCCAAGGAACTGCGGGATATTGCTCGTCGAACGAACAGCGCTGTTCGGAGAGCGGCGAAACAAGGCGCTGAAGCGATCTGCGCCAAGCTGGTTTTCAATCGCCTGCGCCTGCGCCCGGTCGGCCTGGATATTCGCGAGACGGTTCGCGTGCATCGCACCGCCGCGGAACGGCATGGTGAGCGGGTTGAAGCGGTTAAGCGGGTGCTCGACAGCTTGGTCGAGCTTCTCCGTTACGTTCGCCGAGAAGTTCAGGAACTGGGCATAGAACGACTTCAGTTGCCGGATCGCGTTCGGAATCTGCGCGACGAGATGCGCGATGGAATCGGCCAGCTTGTAGATCGAATCCGCATTGTCGGCGACGACGCCCGCGATGTTGGCGGCGAGGACGGTTTTGAGAGCCTCCAGCTTGTCGGCCGTGTCGTCGGCCTTCCTGATCTGCTCGTCGCTGAGGACGATGCCGAGCCTTTCAGCTGCTGCTGACAGTTCGTTGATCCGGTCGCTGCCGCCAGAAAGCATGTTGTCGAGCATCGAGCCGGTCTTGCCGAACAGCGCGACCTCGATCGCCGCTCGCTGCGCCCGGTCGTCGACCTTCGCCAGGCCATCGGCGATCTTCCGAAACGCCTCGCCCGTGTCGATATTGGCGACTTCCTTCGCCGAGATGCCGATGGCGTTAAGGGCTTTCGTCGGCTCCTGCGCTCCAGCAGCCACTTTGCCGAGCGTGATCGTCAGCTTCGAGAGGCCCGTCTCAAGCTGCTCCTGGCTGACTCCAACTTGTCACGCCATGAAGCGGAAGGTCTGGAGATCGCGAGCCGTCACTCCCAGTTGCTGCGCGACTTCGGCAAGGCTTCCGGCGTATTTCAGCGCCTGGTTGATGATGTTCGTGAAATAGCCGACGGTGAGGGTCCCGACGAAACCGGCGATGCCCGACTTGATCGCCGCGCCCATTCCGGTGAACGAGCTCTTGACCGTTTGCTCGGTCTGTTTCGATTCCTTCCTGATCTTCGCGGCACCGTCGATGAACTTGCCCGCATCGAGCGTCGCTTCGACGCGCAGCGCGCCGATCAGCGCATTGTTTGCACTCGCCATCGGCGTTCCTATCGAAGTTTGAAAAAGCGCTTCTTGACGGAGTTAAAGACCGTCTCGGCGAACCCGGCCTTGATGATCTCCAAGGCTCCGTATCTCCCCGCGTCCCACGCCGGCCGCATGTACGGAACTGCCCGCATCATGCCGACCGACTTCACCGGGTCTTTATGGAAGCGCTCACCCGTGCCGAACTCGGCGAACATGGCTTGCGGATAGCCTTCTTTCGTCGGTCCCATGTACGCGCGGGCGCCGTACTTCCCCTGTGCCCGGTTCCGCCGTCCGCTCCGCTGCCGAGTCCCGACCTTGATCGAGCTCTTGAGGTCGTAGGGCGGCGGGGTTTCTGGATCGTCCGGCGCAAGCGAGATCGCTACCAGCGACATCGGCGTCAGCGCCTTCACGAGCAGCGGCCCCAAGTCCTGCTGCTTCTGTTTCAGCGTCAGCCCGTCGAGGTTCGCGTAGAGATCAGCGAAACCGCTCACGTTGAAGCCGTGCGTCTGGAAATCAAAGGCTCCCATCAATGCGTCGTCCTCGTGATCTCGATCGGGAAGCCGCGCGCCTTCATCTGATGGAAGAAGTGAATCGCCTGCGCGTTCTGAAGCGCCGGTTCCGCTTCGCTCTGCTGACCGCTGAGGAGGTCGGAGAGATTATGCTGACCCGCCAGCCTGCCCTTGTCCGCATATCCGTTCAGGACAAACCGGGCGGTGTGCCACGCATTCACGATGGCAAGATCAGCGCTGCGTGTAGCCGCGCGGGCCATCCCTTCCATGATCACGACGAAGGACCGCGGCGTTTGCCGCCAGAACTCGGATGGAAGCCCACCGAGCGCGACCCATTCGGTCAGGAAGGTTTCGACGGACCACGCGGCTTTCGAGGGTTTTTGCCCTTCTCTTTCCTCGGCTCGCCGAGGTTCATCGCGCGGTTGATCAGGCTGAGCATTGCAATCGCCACGCGGTTGCCGTGCTCGCTGAACATGAGGCCCGCCGCCTGGTCCATCGTCACTTCTTCATGGTGGCGACGCAGCAGCGCCCAAAGCACCTTGCCCGAGACACTGAGAGGAGGTGGAGCGGCGTAGAGCATGGCGACGACGTTCGGCATCGGCACAATCCCATCTTCTCGAGATGCTGTGTGCTCGATGATGTCGATGATGCCGAAGTCGATCGCCAGCGTCAGCTTTTCGCCGCAGACCTCAAGCGGTTCCTCGTCGTAGAAAGACGGGATCATCAGCTGCCCGTTGCTCCGGTACCCTGCTCGCTCGAGCCAGTGACGCGGAACGTCGCCGTCGCCGTCATCGGCGTGTTCGGCTCCATGTTGTCCGGCGCGTACTTCTTGCAGAAGCAGCTGAAGGAGAAGTTCCAGTCGATCGTGCCGGTGCCGGACGTGTCGGGAATCTGGATGCGCGCCTTGCGCGTCGTGCCGAGTTCCTTCGCGTTGGTCAGGGCGAGGTCGGTCGCAGAGCCAGGGTCATAATTGAACGTGACAGTGAACTCGCCGCCGTCGATCAGGCCCTGAATAAACTCCTTGCGGCGATCCGGCGAGAGGAGATGCGTGACCTCGTGCTCGTCCGTCTCGTCCTGCGGGAAGCCGACGCTGCGAACCTCGCTCAGTTGAAGAAGATTGGCCTCCGTGTTGTCCGTGCTGAGGAAAAACTTCCCACCCCAGCCGATGCGTGCTTCCGTCATTTCAATGCTCCTCAGCTATGCGGAATCATGAGGTCCGCGGTTTTCCGAAAGACGGGCGCAGTTCCGTCCGTCTCGCCGACGATGTCGCGCGGACCCAAGGCGACATCGGCTCTCTGAAAGGTGAATCCGTCGGTCGTGTGACCGGGTACCAATGCGGTTATGACCGCATCCATGATCCTGTTTTTCGACGTATAATCGTCGGTCCAGACGTCGATCTGGACTCTGCCGATTTCCAAGTCCCAGGCGTTCAACGTCTGCGGCCGGCTGGAACTGACATCGAGCAGCGTCACATATGGGCGCGCGGTCGTTTGCGGTGTCTGCTCCCAATAGCTCTTTGTGCCGATGAGAGCGGTCACGGCCGCGTTAGCGCGGAGACGCGCGAGCAGCGCGCCCTGCCATGTGGTAGCGGCCATTTAGTTTGTCCTTGTGGCCGTGAAGCGGATGGTCGCGCGGTCGAGCGGCGCTACCTCGGTGATGTCCCAAAAGGGTCCGTCGTCGGGATCGCCAAGGTAGTGAATCCGATCCTTCAGCGTGACCGCATCCAGCGTTGCCGAGCGAACGCATTCAAAGGACGCTGTCTGAACGCCACCTTCCTGCGCCGCCTCTCGCTGCTCCTGAGCCGTACCAAACCTGACCCGAGCTCGCCGCGTTGCGTAATCGGCCCAAGTCAGCGTCTGCCCGCCACTCTCGTCCTCGCTCGCCGTCGACCGCTGAATGACGATCAACTCTGTCCGTTGGCTGGCCGATGCCATCAGTAAGCCGAAAGCGGAGCCAGGTCGCCGAGGATGCAATCGATCGCGAACTTGGTCTGATCGTCGATCGGAACCTCACCCCGATTGTCGAACCAAAAGCCGATCAGCAGCAGCATCGCCCG